ACCGAAATCACAACACTGCCTGGCGGCCAAAATTTAGGAGACATCGATGACGTTGTTTATTTCCAAAATAATCTATATCGTTCTCTCAATGTACCCATCTCTCGCCTACAACCAGAGACTACATTCTCTCTTGGTCGTGCTACAGAGATTACTCGCGACGAAGTAAAGTTTGGCAAGTTTATTACTCGACTACGTAATAAGTTCTCTGAACTTTTTATGAAGTTGCTTGAGCGCCAATTAATCCTCAAAGGTGTATGTACAGTTGAAGATTGGGCAGAGTGGAAACAACAGATTGACTTTGACTTCGCTGTTGATAACTACTTCGAAGAACTCAAACTTGCTGAACTGAACAGAGATCGCGTAGGTCTACTGAGAGAGATGGAAGAATACGTTGGTAAATATTACTCACATGAGTATGTGCGTCGATATGTACTACAACACTCTGAAGAAGAGATGGAAGATATCGATAAGCAAATTGCTGAAGAGAAAACTGATGAAAGATATGTTGATCCTGAAGAATTAGAACAGGATGAACCAGAAGAAGAACCAGCACCACCTGCGCCTACGTACAAACTAGTACCAGACGACAGCAAAAAAGAAGATGACGCAGCATAAAGACGTTTTCTTTATAAATAAAGGTGTAATGTAATTGGAGATACAATATGACTGATGTAACTGATTTTATTGGCGCTGCTGTAGCAGATAAGCCAGTCGCAGCACTAAAAGCTTTTTCTGCGGCCATGGAACCCAAAATTTCTGATGCTTTAGATACACGTTATTCTGAAGTATCAAATCAGGTGTTCAACCCACAAGTCGACGCTGATGACGAAGCAGAACTCGCAGAACTTGAACTTGAAGTTGAAGAACCAGAAGCAGAATTAGAAACAGAAATGGAAGAACCACAAGATGTCTGACTTACTTAGTAACATTTTAGAAAAGTACAAGAAAGCGGGTACGCTCGACATCGATCGTTCTGGCGCAGACGGCAAAGAGAACGACTTTATTGGTAAGCACACCGATAATGTTGATACCTTTGATGGTCCTGGCATGAAAGAGATCGATGCTGCTGTCGCTGCCGTTTCACATGCAAAGCGAGCACCACATAAGGGTTATGAAGTCGATACTGATGATGATGTATATGAGTCGACTGATATGACATACGCTGACGAGATTGAAGAGTTGGCTGGTATGGAATATGTCGACGAAGACCTCATGTTCGAAGAAGAAAAACTGCAAGAAGACGCAGCATTCTTTATGAAGCTTATCGACGAAGTAGTCGAAGAGTTCTACAATGAAGAAGCTGACGAAGAAGAAAAAGCAATGCTCGACGAGATGTTAGCATCAGATGAAGGTTATATCGAATTTGTCGACATGATCTTCGAAGGCAAAATGGGTGTAGCTGATGAAGGCGGCGACGATGAAGTTATCGATGCTAATCCTAAGCTGAAAGGAAAGAAGCAAAAAGGCGACGGCAAATCAGCTGATGGTAAAGATCAAATGGTCAAAGAAGAAATCCAACGACACGCCGATACAAAGATGGTCAAAGTAAAAACTCCTGAAGGTAAAGTTGTTTGGCGTAAAGTAAAAGCTGAAACTGAAGTCAGCAAGAGGTCTGACTAATGATTGTAAAAGCAAAAGGAAACGAGATTAATCTAAGCACGGCAAATACTGTCGATAACGCTGCAGTCGTTCGAATCTATAATGCAAATACAACAAATGATGCAGTGATTACTAATGATACTGCAAATACAAGTTTTACTCTGCCATCAGGCGCTATTACTTTTGTGCAAAAAGATTTCGAAGATACTCTATCTGCAGACGTCACAGTCAAAGCAGTTAGCGTGGCATTCAATATCTCGTAAGGACAAGACATGAAACTTATTACAGAAATCACCGAATCAGTAAAAGTATTGACAGAAGAGAATGCTGACGGCAAGAAAAGCTTGTTCATCGAAGGTATCTTTCTGCAAGGCAACATTCCAAATCGTAACGGCCGTCGTTACAACGCTGACATCCTCGAGAAAGAAGTTGGCCGTTATGTAAATGAAAATGTATCTAAAGGTCGAGCCTACGGCGAGCTCGGTCATCCAGACGGTCCTTCAATTAATTTGGATCGTGTCTCTCATATTATTACCAGTCTAGTTCGCGAAGGCGATAACTTTATTGGTAAAGCCAAAATTTCTTCTACACCGATGGGTAAAATCGTCGAAGGTCTTCTTTCCGACGGTGCACAACTTGGTGTATCATCGAGGGGAATGGGTTCCCTGAAAGAAGGAAAAGACGGTGTGATGGAAGTACAAGAGGACTTCTACTTGGCAACTGCCGCTGACATCGTCGCTGATCCATCCGCTCCTGATGCTTTCGTAAATGGAATTATGGAAGGTGTCGAATGGGTGTGGGATCAGGGTAAAGCTGTAGCAATGCGAGTAGAAGAGATCGAGCGTGAAGCTCAAAAAGCGGCTCGCAACAAGAAATTGAGCGAGCAAGCAAAGCTGCACATGTTTGAAAAATTTCTCAACGAGATTTCAAAAGTTTAATTTATATAAATACTAAAACTAGTAAAATAATCTAGGAGATATATCTAATGTCTGAAGAAAATCAAATCGAAGTTGAAGAGGCAGTAGATGTAGTTGAGCAAGAGGAATCTCTTGAAGAAGCTTCATCTGGTGCGGCTGAAACTTTAAAGCCTTCAGCAACCAAAACTCAGATGCTTGGTGATCTGATGTCTAAAGTTGCTGGCATGACCAAGCAGGATCTTTCTGCTTTTCTCGATAAGACTCTTGCCCAAGTTGGTAAAGAGGCTGATTCGGTTCCCGATACTTCTGGCAAGAATGCAGCGTCAGTAAATCATAGCGGAGCAGGTGTACCTTCTCCTCGTGTTGCTGTTCCTGCTAAAGCCATGAAGGAAGATATGGACGAGCTTCTTGCTGATCAAGAAGATTTGTCAGAAGATTTCAAAGCAAAAGCTTCTACTCTGTTTGAAGCAGCAGTTCAGAACCGTGTTGTTCTCGAAGTTGCTCGCCTCGAAGAAGAGTTTGAAACTCAGCTTGAAGAAAAAATCACCGAGTCTGTTGATGAATTGCATCAGCAAGTAGAACAGTATATGGACTACGTTGTTGAGCAGTGGATGCAAGAAAACGAAGTGGCCATCGAGTCCAACTTCCGTGTTCAAGCAACCGAATCATTCATTGACGGCTTGAAGAATCTTTTCGCCGAGAGCTACGTTGAAGTTCCCGAAGAAAAGGTCGATCTCATCGACGAACTGCAAAGTGCAGTCGCTGAGCTCGAAGAGTCATTGGAATCAGTACAGGCCGAAAACCTGAAGCTGAATGCTATGATTAGTGAAGCAAGCGTTGAAGCTGCCTTCGAAGAGGTATCTGAAGATTTAGTCGAAACGCAAGTTGAAAAGCTTCGCTCATTGGCTGAAGGCATCGAGTATGCTGACGCTGAAGAGTATGCAGAAAAACTGAAGATCATTAAGGAACAGTATTTCACTGAGTCTAAGCAAGAAAACGAAGGACATACTGGTCTAATTGATGAAGAAGTTTCTGTTGGTTCTAATGATGAGTCTGAAGAGGGAATGCAAGTCATTCCCGAAGAGATGAAGCATTACTTCCAAGCAATTTCTAGAACGCATAGAAGTTAACTTTTTTATAAATAGATAAGTATATCCAAAATAATAAACAGGAGTAACACTAACATGAATTTAAATGAACAAATTCGAAACAAGTGGGCACCAGTGATCTCTCACCCTGATCTTCCTGAAATCGCTGATTCCCACAAGAAAATGGTTACCGCTATGGTCCTCGAGAACACCGAGCGTGCTCTTCGTGAGGCTGCAGCCCAAGGCGCTAGCCAACAGCTTCTTTCAGAAGCCCCTTCAAACGCTGTAGGCGCTGGTATGGGTTCTTCACCTAATGGTGAATTCGCTGGTTTTGATCCTATCCTCATCAGCCTTGTTCGTCGTACTTTGCCGAACCTGATGGCTTATGATGTTTGTGGCGTTCAGCCTATGACTGGTCCAACTGGTTTGATCTTCGCTCTTAGCGCTCAGTACGCTCCGGATGGTGCTAACACCACTCCTCGTACCGAAGCTATGTACGACGAAGCCGACACCGACTTCTCTGGTACTGGTGGCCCTCACTCAGGCAACTCTCAGACAGGTGCTAAGGGTACTGGTATGTCTACCGCTGCTGCTGAAGCACTCGGCGAATCTGGTGGTACTGCATTCGGTGAGATGGCGATGAAGATCGACAAAGTCACTGTAACTGCTAAGTCACGTGCGCTGAAGGCGGATTACTCGCTTGAACTCGCTCAAGACCTGAAAGCAGTACACGGTCTTGACGCTGAAGCTGAACTCAGCAACATCCTTGCTGCTGAGATCTTGGCTGAAATCAACCGCGAAGTAATTCGTACGATCAACACTGCGGCTGTTGCTGGTTCGCAAGGCACTGTTACTACTAACGGTACTTTCGATCTTGACACTGACGCTTCAGGTCGTTGGTCAGTTGAGAAGTTCAAGGGCCTCATGTTCCACATCGAGCGCGAAGCTAACAAAGTAGCTAAGGATACTCGACGTGGTAAGGCTAACCTGATCATCTGTTCTTCTGACGTCGCTTCTGCACTTCAGATGGCTGGTGTTCTGGATTACACGCCTGCTCTGAACAGCAACTCTTTGGCAATCGACGACACTGGTAACACCTTCGCTGGTGTACTGAACGGTCGGTATCGCGTATACATCGATCCTTACGCAACCACTAACTACATGAACATCGGCTACAAGGGTGCAGGCGCATTTGACGCTGGTATCTTCTACTGCCCCTATGTTCCTCTGCAGATGGTACGTGCGGTCGATCAGGATACCTTCCAGCCGAAGATTGGTTTCAAGACTCGATACGGTCTTGTTGAAAACCCCTTCGCTCACTCAGTACAAGGTACTCCTGCTGTATCCGATGGCGCCATCACTGCCGCCACTAACGCATACTATCGTATGTCTTCGGTCAGCAACCTGTTGTAATAAAAAGAATCCCGATAGGGACATTTTTGAGGGAGGCTTCGGCCTCCCTTTTTTTGTATATAAATAATAGAAAACATGGTATAATTCTATTATGACAATGAATAAGAATATGCTATCGCCAGTCGGCTTTAGTTTTCACATTAAGAAACTGCCCGAATTTAACTTCTTTGTACAGAATGTTACATTGCCTGGTGTCAGTTTTCCTGTGATTGAACAACCAACACCATTCAAAACCGTTCCTCGTTATGGTGATCATCTCGTATATGGAGAGTTAGCAGTATCTTTTAAAGTGAACGAAGATTTGGGTAACTATATTGAGATTTATAATTGGCTGGTTGGCCTATCTTTTCCTGATAATTTCGATCAATATAAAGAATTGGCTGAAGATGGAAAACAATTAACTGGTGATGGTCTAGAGTCAGATAGTTATTTGATGGTCATGTCGAGCGCCATGAATCCCGTTATGAGAATCGATTTCGAAGATATTTTTCCTGTATCATTATCTGATCTAACTATGGATTCACGTGATACTGCTATCGATTACATCGAGGCAACTGCTACCTTTAGATTCCTTAGATATACATTTACACCTCTCTAATTTTTTGGTATAATAGTTCTTTTGCTGGTGTAATATATGACTCTTGATGAAATCTTTGACCTGTGGTCCGATGATACACAGATCGATCGCACTGAACTTGGTAATGCTGCTCTTGAATTAGCAAAGCTACATCATAAGTACTATCGTATATTTTCTCAAGAAAGACTTACTCATAAAAAACTCGAAGCTGATATGAAACAGTTGAAGCTCGATAAGTATGAGTTTTATGTGGATGGTCCAACAGAGGAACACATTGCAAAAGGGTGGAAGCTACCACCAAAGGGTCGTATTCTTAAGTCAGATGCTGGTCAATATGTCGATGCAGACTCTGATATTATCGCACTCAATCTTAAGCTTGCATATCAGCAAGAAAAACTAGAACTACTCGCAGACATTATCAAAACAATTTCTAATCGTGGATTCCACATCAAGTCAGCAATTGAATGGGAGAGATTCAAGGTTGGCGGATAAGCTATACATTGAGAAGATCAATGAGGTCTATAATAAAGTAAAGACCGATGATCGAGGCATCGCAGAGGAGCTCTCAGCGTACTTTACATTTAAAGTACCAGGTTATCAGTTCATGCCTGCGTATCGCAATAAATTCTGGGACGGTCAGATCCGTTTATATAATACGTCTACACAGATGCTGTACTCTGGCCT